TCTGGCGTCGGCGGCCGGGACGACCGCGAGGGCTGTCGCAGGTGCGTTCTCGACGGCGGTCACGACCCTCGGCGGGCTGGGGATCGCGGTCGGGAAGGTCGGCTACGACTACAACCGTCTGCAGCAGTCGTCCCGTGCCGCGCTGTCCACGCTGCTCGGCGGCGCCGAGAAGGCGAACGCGCAGATGGACAAGCTCGACGCGTTCGCCAAGACGTCCCCGTTCGCGAAGCAGGTCTTCATCACCGCGCAGCAGCAGCTGCTCGGGTTCGGTGTGGAGGCGAAGAAGGTCATCCCCGCGCTCGACGCGATCCAGAACGCGGTCGCCGCGGTCGGCGGGTCGAACGACCAGGTCGCACAGGTCACCTACGCGCTCGCGCAGATGCAGGGGCAGGGCAAGCTCACCGGGGAGACCCTGAACCAGCTCGGCCAGTACGGCATCGACGCGGCCGGGATCGTCGGCGAGGCGATGGGCAAGACCGGTGCGCAGATCCGCGAGCTCGCGTCGAAGCCCGGGGGTATCCCCGTCGCGAAGGTGTGGGACCCGCTCGTGACCGGGCTGATGGACCGGTTCGGTGGTGCGACCGCGGCGATCAAGCAGCAGATGGACGGTGCCACGGACCGCATCAAGGGTGCGTGGCGTGACATCGGCAGCGTCCTGGCGGCGCCGTTCGTCGACCCGAAGGGCGGCGGCCGGGCGGTCGAGTGGGCGAACAAGGTCGCGGACCTGCTGCGCGCGCTCGAGCAGAAGGCGAAGCCGTTCGTCGACATCATGCTCGTGCGTCTCGGCCCGGGGCTGAACCGGATCACGCCTGCGCTGGACCGGGCACGGTCGGCGATCAACGGGTGGGACCTGTCGAAGGTCAACGGGCAGATCGACAAGCTCGTGCACTACGCGCCGCTCGTCAGCGGGCTCGGTGCGTCGTTCTTCGCGTTGGGGTCGGGGTCGATCCCGGTCCTCGGCCGGTTCCTGCCCGCTCTGAACCCGGTCGTGGCCGGGCTGGTCGCGTTCGGTGCGACGTCCCCTGAGGTGCGTCGTGTCGGGCAGGCGCTGCTGGACACGCTCGCCCCGCTCGTGCCGGTGCTCGGGCAGATGGGTGTGAGCCTCGCGGACTCCGTGCTGTCTGCGATCACGACGCTCGCCCCGTCGGTGGTCGACCTGGTGAACGCGTTCGTGCCGCTGGTGAACCTGCTCGCCGTGCAAGCCGGTCCCGCACTCGATGGGTTCGTCGCGGCGGCGGGCCCGGTCGTGGAGGTCCTGGCTGAGGTCGTGTCGTGGGTGGCCGGTCTGCCGACGCCGGTACTCGCGGCGGTGGCGGCGTTCACCGCGTTCAAGGCGCTCGGGCTCGCGGCGGTGTTCAAGCCAGTGTCGGCGGCGTTCGCGTCGTTCAACGAGCAGGTGCGGATCCAGACGGCGTTGTCGGGGACGTCGTCGCGAGCCATCGGGACGATCGGGGCGGCGAGTGTCGTCGCGTCGACTGGGATCAAGACGGTCGGGGCGGCGTTGAAGGCCGCGTTCATCTCGAACCCGGTCGGGCTCGCGATCACCGGGATCACCACGGCACTGGGGTACTTCGCGGGGAAGCAGGCGGAGGCGAAGGCGCGGGTCGATGATCTGCGTGACTCGCTGGACGAGGCGACCGGTGCGATCACCGAGAACACGCGGGCGACGGTCTACAAGGCGCTCGTCGACGACGGGACGATCAAGAAGGCCAAGGAGCTCGGGGTCGCGCTCGACGACGTCGTCGACTTCGCGATCGACCCGTCGTCGGCCGGTGCCGAGCGGTTCGCGGCGACGCTCGCGGACGCGGAGACTCAGGCTGCCCGGCTCAAGTCGCAGACGGAAGCGTTGCGCGGCGAGTACGTCGTCGCGGACGCGCAGCTGAGCAAGCCGGACGGGTTCGACGATCTGAAGGCGCGGCTCCACGCGTCCGAGGTCGCGGCATCGGATGCGGGCGGGGAGTACGGGCGGCTCGCGGACCTGGCGAAGCGGCTCGGTGTCCAGTCGAGGGATGTAGCGGCCGCGCAGGCGGCGTGGACCGACGAGCAGCGCGCCGGGCTGCATGCGACGACCGACCAGACCGGCGCGATCCGCGACGACACGTCTGCGACGAAGGACAACATCGACGCGAAGCGTGAGGCGGCGGGCGCGAACCTGTCGCTTCGGGAGGCGCAGCTGCAGGCGGAGGACGGCCTGCAGCGGTTCACCGAGACGGCGCAGCGTGCGACGAAGGTCCAGAAGGACTCGACGGCGTCCGACGACGAGAAGGCCGCAGCGGCGCGTGACGTTGAGTCCGCGCTGCTCGACCAGGTGCGCCGCTGGCAGACCGTCACCGACGCGATGGAGAAGAACAACGCGACGGGCCGGGAGCTGCAGGACACGACGGAGGCGCAGCTCGCCCAGTTCGTCGACATGGCGAAGAAGCTCGGCAAGACCGAGCAGGAGGCCCGCGATCTCGCGAAGGCGTACGGGCTGATCCCGAACCAGGTGTACACGAAGCTCGTCGCGGACGCCGCGGCCGCGCAGCGCGTCGTGTCGGACTTCATCAAGCTGAACGACGGGCGCCGGATCCGGATGTTCGTCGACGCGAAGGGCGGCACGTCGTACTCGGTCCCGGGGACGAACGTGAAGTTCAATGCCGCGGGCGGTGCGGTCACCGGGGGTGTGCCGGGCAAGGACTCGGTCCTGTCGATGCTGATGCCGGGTGAGCACGTGCTGACGGTGGAGGACGTGAACCGGCTGGGCGGTCAGGGGGCGGTGTACCAGCTGCGGCGGTTGCTGGCGTCCGGATACGACGTCGGTGGGGAGGCGGGCGCGGCACGGTACGCGCGTGTCGCCGCCGCCGCGGTCTCGGTCCCGGCGCCGATGGCGAATCCCGCAGGCGCACGGACGGCCGGGCGGGGCGACACCTACGACATCCGCGTGACGGTCGACCCGTCGCGACTGCGCTCGATGGCCGAGCTCGAGGCGTGGGTGGCTGATGTGCGGCGTCTGGCGCGGCAGAAGGCGGGGGTGCGCTGATGTCGACGATCTACAGCGACTGGTACAGCTACGGCAGCGGTGGCACGTACCGGCTTGAGCTGTACGTCGAGGACCCGCCGGCGGTGGGGTCGGGGACGTCGTCGGTCGCGTTGACGTCGCGGCTGTACCTGCAGACGTCGGGGTCGCTGTCGGACACGTCGAACAGCAACGAGATCAGCGGCGACCTGGGTTCGGCGACCGCGTCGGTGTCGGTGTCGCACGGGTCGTCGGGTGGTCGCACGCTGGTGTGCACCCGGTCCGGCACGATCTCGACGGTGTACGGCGCGTCCGTGCGCGTCGACGTCACGGGCGAGATCAGCGGCTACGAGGCGCTCACGTCTCGGTCGTTGAGCGGGTTCGTGCGGGTCCCGGCACGCCCCTACTCGGCACCGTCCGCGCCGACTGGTGTCGCGGCCGCGCTCGTGTCGGGTGACCCGCGGGTCACGTGGACGCGCACGTCGACGACGGGTGCCCCGTGGGACGTGGTACGGGTGCGTCGATCCGTGAACGGCGGCGGGTACTCGACGGTCGCGACCCTGGCGGGGACCGCAACGTCGTGGACGGACTCCTCGGCGCCGCTGAACGCGTCTCTGCGGTACGAGGTGCGTGCGGAGGGGCCGGGCGGGAACTCGGCGTACGTGACGACCGGGACGGTGACGACACCTCCGGGGAGCCCGAACCCGCCGACGGGTGTGACCGTGACCCGGTCGTCGGACACGCGGCACACGGTGAAGTGGACCCGGCAGTCGACCTCGACGGCGCCCTGGGATCAGGTGCGGGTCGCCCGGTCGGTCGACGGTGGCGGGTTCGTGTCGATGGACACGTTGGCCGGGACGGCAACGTCGTGGGTCGACGACACCACGGAGCCGAACCACTCCTACCGGTACGAGGTCCGGTCGGGGAACTCCCAGGGCGAGTCGGTGTGGGTCCTGTCGTCCACCGTGTACACCTCGCCGTCGGCTCCGACGGGCGCTTCGGTGACGCGCACGTCGGACACCTCGCACACGGTCCGGTGGACGAACACGGCCTCGACCGCCACAGCTGTAGAGGTTCAGCGGTGGGACAACCGCACAGGTGCGTGGGCGACTCGCACCTCGTCCGTGTCGGCTTCGGCGACGTCGTGGACGGACACCGGCACGGTCATGAACCGCCGCTACCGGTACCGGGTGCGCGCGACCCGCTCCACGCTGGTCTCGGCGTTCGCGAACACGGACTACGTCAAGACGACCCCGGCCACGCCCACCGCCGTGACCGCGTCGAAGTCGGCAGCGGGCATCACCGTGCGGTGGACGAACAACGCCGACGTCCCGGACGGGTTCGTCATCGAACGCTCGGCGAGCGGCGGCGCGTACGGGTCGCCGACCACCGTGGCTGGCACGGCCACGTCCTGGACGCACACGGACCCCGACCCCGCCGAGACGTGGCAGTACCGGGTGCGGGCGACCGTCACCGAGGGCGCGTCTCTGGCCTCTGCGAACGCGACGTCGAACGTGGTGCAGCTCGCCGCACCCCCGAACGCACCGAGCGGGCTCGGACCCTCGACGGTGCGGGACGCAGACGTCGACGTCACGTGGCACTGGACGCACAACCCGACGGACTCCTCGGACCAGTCGTCGTTCGAGGTGCGTCACCGGGCGGCGGGGTCGACGTCGTGGACGACGACCGGGCAGGTCGCCTCCGGAGACTCGACGTGGGTGCTGCCCGGGGAGACGTACCCGAACCCGGTCCCGGTCGAGTGGCAGGTGCGCACGTGGGGGCAGCACGTCGACCCGTCACCCTGGTCTGCGACCGCGGTGTCCCCGACGTCCACGCCCCCGACCGTCGCGATCAACACGCCCGAGCCGGACGCCACTGTCGCGACGTCGCTGCTGACCGTCGACTGGGTGTACACGGACGCGGAGGACACTCCGCAGGCGTCCTGGCAGGTCGAGCTCCTCGACGACCAGGAGGCCGTCGTGGAGGCCCGCTCGGGTGCGGGTCCGGCCTCGAGCGTGGCCCTGGCGGCTCCTCTCCCGGACGGCGCCGCATGGTCTGTGCGGGTGCGGGTGCGCGACTCCGACGGCATGTGGTCGGCGTGGGCGGTCGCCGAGTTCACCGTCGAGTACGCCCAGCCGCCGGCTCCGACGGTCGACCTGACGTGGGACCCGGACTCCGGGGTCATGACCGTGGCGGTCGGGAACCCGATGGCGGGTGACGGTGAGGTTGACGCGGACCACGTCGAGGTGTGGCGGTCGATCGACGGTGGCGGCTGGGAGCTGATCGCGACGGCGGTGCCGCCGAACACGCCGGTGACGGACTGGACGGCCCCGTTGGCCGGGACGGTCGCCTACCGGGTCGACGCTGTGAGCGCCTTGCCGTCGATCACCTCGAGCGTCGCCGAGGTGGAGCAGCCGCGGTCCGGGTCGGTGTTCGTGTCCGGCGGGCCTGGGGCGTCGCAGGTGTGCCGTGCCCTGTGGAACATCGCACTGGCCGAGACGTCGGGGGTGGCGGAGTCGACGTTGCACTACTTCGCGGGGCGGTCCCGGCCGGTCGCGTTCTTCGGTGAGGCGACCTCGCGGACGTGGGCCCTGGCTACCGACCACATCCCTGCGACCGAAGCAGGGGACTCGACTCCACGGCAGTGGCTCGACCTGGCGCGTGTGCCAGGCCCGCACTTGCTGCGTACTCCCGATGGTGTGCGCGCGTGGGTGGCGTTGGCGGATGTGTCCGCCGCCCGCGGGATCGGTGGTGCGGTGACGGCGGTGTCGATGACGCTCACGGAGGTGGACGCCCCGTGACCGAGCTGTACCTGCCGCCAGGGCGCGACCCGCTACTGACGCACCGCACCCAGTCGTGGCGGGTCGACCTGCTGACGCCCCGTGACGCGACGGTCGGCCCTCTGGCCGGGGTCGAAGGTTTCACGGTCGAGCAGCGGCTCGGCGCCGTGATCTCGGGTGGCGGGACGCTCGAGCTGACCGACGTGGACCAGGACATCGACTGGCTGTCCGCACGCGTGCAGCCCTGGTGGCGTGCGTCGGGCGTCGAGTGGCCGTTGGGGGTGTACCTGACCGCGTCGCCCGTGGAGACCTGGTCGGCGGATGGTCGCCGCACGTGGCGTGTCGAGCTCCTGGACAAGCTCGCGGTCCTCGACGAGGACAAGGTCGACGGGACGTTCTCCGTCTCGGCGGGGACGGTCGTGACCGATGCGGTGCGTGCCGTGATCACGTCTGCGGGGCAGACGGGTGCGGCGGTCACGGACTCGGTCGAGACGTTGACCGCGGGGATGGTGTGGCGCGCCGGTACGTCGAAGCTGCGGATCTGCAACGACCTGTTGGGTGCGGTGAACTACTTCAGCTTGAGGTGCGACGGGAGCGGCCGGTATGTCGCCGAGCCGTACCGGCCGCCGGCGCAACGCGCACCCGTGTGGGACTTCTCCCCCGGTGAAGCGTCTATCGTGCGTGGCGAGTTCACGCGCGACCAGGACCTGACGGGCATCCCGAACAAGGTCGTGTTGACCACGTCAGGCACGGACACTGTCGCGGCACTCGTCGGTGTCGCGACCAACACGGACCCGAGCTCGCCGACGTCGTACCCCTCGCGGGGTGAGCGGTGGATCGTGCACTCCGAGGATGACGTCGAGGCCACGTCGCAGGCGGTCATCGACGCGCTGGCTGCACGTCGCCTGCTGGACCTGTCGACCGCGGCCGCGACACAGCAGATCGACCACGCCCCGGTCCCGCTCGCGCTCAACGACATCGTCACCCGGGGCTGGCCGGGCGGTTCCGTGCGGGCGTCCGTGCAGGGCTGGTCCCTGACGACAGGTGGCGGATCGCTCATGCGTACGACGCTGCGGGAGGTAGCTGGGTGATCCGCGACAGCCTGGACTTGCTGCTGCCCGCCGACACTGCCACGGGCGACTGGTGGTCGTGGGCGCAGGTCATCTCGACCGACCCACTCCTCATCGACCTCGACGGACCCGGCGACCCGCTGACTGCTGTGCCGTCCACGCTCGTCGGGTCGCTCACCGTCGGGGACCGCGTCTGGGTGCAGATCACCGGGCGGCGCGCCGTCGTGCTCGGCATCGGCGGCGGCCGCGCGGCCGCTCCCCGGCTCGGCGTCGTCGACCTCGACGACTTCACGACCTCGGGCGTGTGGGCGCAGACCCTGAACGTCAACGCCGCCGCCGGCGGGCACTACCCCGAGCCGTATGCAGGGCTGCTCGAGGTCGAGGCCGCACCAGGCATGGTGTGGCAGCGGTACACCATGTACCCGACCCGGGGGTCAGCCGTCTACGTGCGCGGCTGGTACATCACGGACGGGTGGGGGCCGTGGGTTCTGCAACAGCGCGGCACCCCAGCATCGACCGCCACCGTCACCCCCACGCCTGGCAACGGCATGACGAGCTCGATCGTGCTCGAGCGCGACGACGCCGGGTACGTCAACGCCCGCGGGTCGTTCGGCAGCACCCCCACCGCCGGGAGCCCCGCCGGGAACGGGTTCCTGCTGTGCACCTTCCCGGTCGGCTTCCGCCCCGCCTCGTCGTTCAACGCACTGATCGGCTCGTCGTCGCCCACGAACGTGAACTGCCGGCTCCTGTCGATCGAGGCGTCCGGCGACGTGACGTGCGTGTGGTCCGGCCAGTTCGGCGGCGCCCAGTCCACCGGCGGGTCCGGCGCGTTCATGACCGGCATCCGCTTCAAGGCCTCCTGACCCCACCCCCGAAGGGAAACGCTCGTGCCCTCCACGGCCAACTTCATCGCCGCGACCAACGACCCCGACCTGCTCGCCCGTGCACAGGCCACCGCCCAGATCGCCGGTGTGCCGAACGCTCAGCAGTGGGTCGCGCTGAACTTCGCCGCGATCTGCCTGCACCAGGGCGAGGACGGGCAGTCGATCATCGACGCGCACGCCTACGCGTCCGCCACCCGCGAGCAGCACATCGCGGCAACCCCGCCCCGCGCCGGGATCAACCCGGGGGCCGTCACCGACAGCATGCTGTCCGCCGCTGTCGAGGCACTGCGACCGCAGCCATGACCGCCGCGACCAACGGTGCACTGCCCGCGGCGCTGCTCGCCACGACGACCGGCGGGAAGCGCCTCAGCATCCCCGCCGCAGCGTCGTATGAGCGCCTGTGCGCAACGTTCCAGGCCCGGTTCGGGATCCCGCTGCGGTTCAACGCCGGATGGACCGGGTACCGCGACCTCGCCGCCCAGCAGCTGCTGTTCGCGCAGCTGGGGTACCCGCGCGCCGCGGTCCCCGGCACGAGCAACCACGGCCTCGGCGTCGCCGCGGACCTCGCCCTGACCTACGGGTCCGTGCAGTGGCAGTGGATGAACACGACCGGCCGCACCCACGGGTGGCGGCCCCTGAACGAACGCAACCTGGCCTTCGAGCCGTGGCACTGGCAGTACAGCCTCGCCCTCGACCAGCACGCCCAGGACACCACCACCCAGGAGGACGACATGCGGATCATCCGACGAGGCCCGGACGGCGGGTTCTACGCCCTCGACGGCGGCGTCGCGTGGAACATCACCGCGGCAGAGCGGGACGCGCTCGTCGCCGCCGGAGTCCCGTACCGGGACGTGACGCAGGCGCAGGGCGACGCGATCCTCGCCGCGTACTCCGCGACCGGTCGCCCCTCCGTGACGGTCCCCGCGATCGCGCAGGCCGTCTGGGGGTACAAGAACCCGGCCGTGACCGGCGGGGACCGCGACGTCTACTCCCACCTGCGGGGCCTGACCATCGACCTCACCGCCGTCAAGGCACGCGTCGACCGGTACCTCGAGGCGAAGGTGAGCGAGGCCCTGAACGTCGCCCGCGCGATCGCCGCGAAGGTCGGCGCGAAGCTGTGACTGAGACGCTCGCCGCGGTCCTGATCACCGCGTCGATCTCCGTCAGCGGCTCATGGCTCATCGCCCGCACGACGGGCCGGTCCGCCGCGACCGCGGTCGAGGTCTCCGCACGCGACTCGGACCGCAAGCGCCTGCACGACCTCGAGCAGCAGGTGACCGAGCTGTGGGACCTGCGCCGCCGTGACGCCGTCACGATCCGCCGCCTCGGGGACTTCATCGACGTGCTCGAGGCGCACATCTGGCAGCGCAAGCCCCCACCCCCACCCGCACGCCCCGCCGACCTGTAGGGAGCCCACCCGTGACCACCGAGCAGACGGATACGCTCAACGACCTCGAGCCGCCGACACCCCCGACGGTCTCGCCGCGTGTGCGCGGCGTCGCCTACTTCACGCTCCTCGCGTGCTCCGCGCTCGTGCTCCTCGCGACCGGACTCGCACCGATCTGGCTCGCCGCGGACACCGCGACACGCGTCGTCGCGACCGGCGGCGTCATCACCTCCGTCGCCGGCCTCATCGCCGGCGGCCTCGGAGTCGCATACCGCCCCACCCGCTGACCCACGAGCTCGCGCGCAGAGAGCGCCCCCTCCCGGCTTCGGCCAGGAGGGGGCGCTCCTTCACGTGTCCAGCACCCTCCACGGCGTCGGCCGAAACTGCCCTGCGGGCGCACACCGGGCACGGCTGGTGAGTCGAGAGCCTGTCATGAGCGTCACGAGCACCCACCCGGGCACGTCCCCGCGGTCCGTCGTGCCGGCGCTGCGCACGCGGTCCACGAACCACTGGTGCGCGGCCACGGCGAGCCGCAACCCCGTCCGTCTCGTCGATGCCATGTGTCCTCCTCCATCCGTGCCGCGTCGCGGCGCCTCGCGTCGCCGCCTGCCGTGCGGTGCGCGTCGTTCGTGGTGCGCCGCGTCCGAGCGGCGCACGTGGTCGTCACAGGCCCATCTGCAGCACCACCGCGCTGGGGAAGACCGCGAAGACGATGGTCACCGGGAGGATGAGGAAGACCACCGGGATCATCATCAGGACCTCCTTGCGGCCACCCGCCTCCATGAGCGCGCGGCGCCCCTCCTCGCGGGC